TCTATAGTCTGTGTCGTAGCGTTTACAGTTATAGCTCCACCATACAAACCCTCACTTCCATCAGAGCCTGTACCTTTAACAGCTATAATAACTCTATCTTCTGTATAACCTATGTGAGAAACGTAATGATCTGTAACTCCTGTATTTAAAGTTAAGTTATTTAAATTAGCATCTTTTGAAGTTACTTTTGATCTGTACGGAGCAAAATAAGGTGTGTTAGTTTTTGTTAAGTTCATCGGTATAGCATTAGAAGCTTCGTAGTATATATCTAAACCTACATCTTCTTTTGGCTCTGTTTCAAAACAAGCAGCATTAGTTGTTGGTGAAGCTTCTCCACCAATAACGTTTGATTCAACTAAACTAATTATTATAGCTTCTCTACCATCGTGACAAACAGTTGATCTTGGATCAAACACTGTAGTATCTATACCTTGATTACCATCTCCTGCTAATAAGCCATTTTGTGTATCTAGTTTTCTAAACTCAACTCTAATACTTTCTCTACGACCCCAAAAAAATTCACCATCATCATTACCACATTTTTCACAAGTATTACTAGAATCTAAAAGCTGTATACCACTGCTATTTGTAGAATTACCAACACCACCTATAAATAAACCTGAGTAATCGTTAAAGTCTTCTAATGGTCCACCTGCTTGATATCCACCACTACCAGTATCAAGTAAGAAGTCATCGAGACTCAAACCAGGTTGACCTTCACCACCTGAACCTGAAACATTATTATTAGAAGAACCATATTGATCTGATAACTTACTGTGATTAGCAGAATTATTTACTTCTAAAACATCGTGATCACCTACTACTTGATAAACGCTTTGTGTTGGATCCGAGTTAAATCTAAATAAAGTTCCGTCTTTAATCATCTCGTCTCTAAAAAAAGCTTCATCACCTGCAGCAAAACCCCAAAGACTATCACCATTACCATTGTTAGGACCATCAACAGTATGAGCTGATATAACTATTCTACCTAAATGACCAGACTGTGTTGGTAAAAAGTTATCACCTGATTGAATACCAGCGTCTAGTCCAGTAGGTTTATAATAATCCGGACTTCTAAGTATTTGACCATCTTGCGTACCATCGTTGTTATTACCAAAATTTTCACCAGCTTGATTAGGTCCTGTATATTTTAAAAACTTACCCCTACAACCGTCAATAAACATTCTAGCCTTAAGAGTACTCTCAGCTTCTCTAATGTGTTGCCAAAAATTAAAAGTTTTTCTAGCCCAGTTTATAGAATTATCACTAGGATTAAATGCTAAATCACCAGGAGGATTATTATTACCATCTTCTGATTTGTGATCGCAACCTAAAGCCATAAATTTAGCTTGTGTTTCAGCGGTTGTACCAGGCGCGTTATCAACGTTACTACCCCAACCAGCAACATTAGCGTTATAGATATTATTACCTAAAATGTTGTCTTCACTAAAACCGGTGTCAGTATCGTTTTGTACTGCTGGTACACCTGATCCATCTAAGAAAGTGTAGTTGTGTCTATTAGATGATGTAGTGTTACCATTTTCATCCTCATAAGTCCACTCTACACCAGGATTTGTCCCTTGACTATCTATGTATGATAATGTAAAACTTCTTATATTATCATAGTCTGCTGATTTACCAGCTAATTTTAAAACTTTATTTTGTAAAGCTTCGTCTTTTTCTATTTTAACAAAAAACTTACCATCAAACTCTGGCTTGTTTAACGCTATAACACTTTCTTTAAATACTATAGAATATTGTAAACCAGAAACAGTTATACCAAGATTAGTAAATCTATCAAGCATATCCGCTGCTTCACCAAAAGGTTTGTTCCATCTTATCACACCATCTTGATCTTCACCACCACTATAATACGTTACAGTTCTAAATATTCTACTAGTTAATTTTGTACCAGCAACTTCACCTACAATACCTATTTTTAAATCACCTTTTGGTGCGTATTGTTTTAAATAATCACCCCAAACTTCTTTATCTATTACAAGTTCTTGACCTGTCATTAATAAATTAGGAGCTGTGTTGTCAGGATTTAAACCAACAGTGTCAGAAAACATACTAGGAAACTCAGTAGATGTTAGAGTTAAACCACCCATATCTCTGTCTTCTGTTTTTATATCATTAGGTGCTTCATTAGATATTGCTATAACTTTATATCTAGCTTTTTCAAGTACAGCTCTATCAGAGTTGTGTTCTTTTTTAAGTACTAAATAAGTTTCTTCATCAACCTTATTTCTGTCAGCTGAGTTAAAAGATATCCAAGCGTTACCATCTTCAGCGTTATACCACCTGTCCATTACTAAGTTGTAGTATTCGTTAGATGTTTCTTTAACATAATACTTAACGTATTCCATCCACTCTTCTGGAACACCATCTGTTTCAACTGAGTTCCAATTTTGTGTTAACTCAAAATAGTTTCTCATAGCAGCAAACTGCTTTTCAACTGTTAAGTCACCACCTAAAAGCGTAGGATTATTAACAGTGCTACCTTGTAAAAATCCATTTGCTATTACTGGTGTTTCTCTACCATACTTATCACCAAACACCATACCAAACTTATAGTTTCGTTTTGTTTTAACAGATTTTTTAGGAGCATCAATAGAAGCAGTGTTATCAAAGTTATGACTAGTTAATAAACCTACAACACTATTTATATCATAGCCTTGTACGTAATTTGAAAACATAAGTCTATTAGCAGCTATTTCTTGAGCTAATGCTTTTCTAGGAACATTGTCCCAAGATCTTAATAGTTGATTAGCGTCAACAGCTTTATATATCATTTCTGATGTTATAACTAATTCACCAAACAACCAATCAGATGGTGGTTGAATAGCTGGTGAAGATGTTGTGTAGTTAGTCCACTCTGGATCTATACCTCTTTTTATTGTTTTTACAATATAACAAACAGGTGAATCTGTAGGTTTATATAGTATTTCAACGGCAACAATATTAGCGTCTCTTGATCTTTGATATGGTATAAAGTCTTTTATTTTTAAACTTCTAAGATTATTAACCATACCTAAGTTAAAACCTTTTTTATGATTATATTTAAACCTACCAGGTAAAAAAGCTATTTCTGACCAAGGACCAAAGCTAGAACATTCACCATCATCATATTTATATCTACAACCAAACCTAACCATTTTAAGTTCAAATAAAGGATCTTTTTGTTGTATATCAACATCCCAAACACCAGATCCAGCTATATCACTATTAGTAGCTATTATTTCAGAACTAAATGAAATTAGTGTTAATTCTAATGTACCAGTTGTATCGTCAAAATTATTTATACTAGCTTTTACTATAGATGCTGATTGATCGCTTTGCTCGGTAAATATTAGTATATCATTAGGTAACCAATTAGGTGCATTAGCACCTTGAATTAAACTACTTGTTATTGTAAATTCATAACCGTTTTCAAAAGTATTACTAGCTAAATCAGCAACACCTACAAAGTCATACTCTAATCCAAAAGCTGTAGTCTCACCATCTCTATCAGTATCTTTCATTTCTAATGTTGGAGCAACTCTAGGAGCTTTTTTAATAACAGTTACATGATCTATTTTTAAATCATTATTAACAGCTGGTGATAAAGATATTTCTAACGCACTATCATTTACACCTCCAGAATAATTTAATAATAAATCTTTGTCTTTAGGATCTGAAAGTTTTAATTGAGTATGTGTAGTACCATCTTGCGCTGTTCCTTCAATACACTTTTTTATATTTATTTTTTTAGGTTCATTAACACCGTCTGTAAAAAATAATAAATCATCAATAATATTTATAGCATTTATTTTAACATTTAAATCAAAATTTAAAACTCTATTATTATTTTCAAAAAATATAGCAACAGCAGATATGTCACTAAAGTTATTAAAGCTTACTTCATCATATAAAGTTATTTCATTATCGACTATATTTTGTATAGTAGATTTAAATATTTCAAATTCACTACCACTACTAAAAGCTACAATTTTCATACCAACTCTGTATTCACTAGCGTCTACAGCTGTAAAAGTTTGAAAAGTATTTACTTGATTTGTATTAGCAAAAACATTAGCTCTAGTATCTACAACACCATATTTATCAACAACAACTAATTTTGTTGTAGGTATAGATGCACTATCAACCGTGTCAACTTCTATAATAGAATCTGCTAAAATTTTTTTAGAATTAATTGATGCTACAGGAAATATAAAGCTAAGTATATTTGGAGATGCCACAAAGAAATACGCTTTGTTATTTTTTTCATTAGATATAGATCCAACTATTTTTGGCTCAGAACCATTACCAAATGGTATGCTAGTAGAATATGCTTCAGAAAGTATTTGACTTTGAGTTAGCTCAAGATTACCTTTAATATTTTGTACAGTACCAGCGTCACCAACACCGTCATTACCAACGCTATCAGTGTTTCTAATCTTTACATTTTGAGCATCTCTATATTCTCCGTTTGGTATTAGTCTTTCATCAACATCTTTGTTCATTCTAGCACCAGCGAAACTACGTTTAATTTCTGCCATAATTATTTTATTTGTTTACTCATACCTTTCAGTACTTGTGTAAATTCTTCTATTTTAATATTTGACAATCTTATTTTTGCTTTTCTAGTTTCAGCAAATCTTTCTTTTTTATATCTTTGAACTATGTATTCAGGTATATTACTTCTTGTTGATAATACACCATACATTATATGTTTATATACAGCTTCTTCACAAAACTTATGCACAACCATTTCAGCGTCGGTACCTAGTCCATCACTAACGTATTTTAACAATATTGTTTTATTAGCAAGTCCAGAACTAAAATTAATAAAACCTCTTAAATAATCTATATAAAAAGTACCGTGTTGTGTAGCGTATTGTGGATCTAATCCATATCTTCTACCTTGAAAATCAAGCTCTACGTCATAAGAGTCTTTAGCGCTTGTATCAGTATCGTCTATTACTAAAGATCCACTAGAATATGTTTGATAACCAGATAAAGTTTTACTTTCAGTTTCAATTAAATTATTATTTTGAAACTGATAATTACCATTATCATCTTGTTGTATAGCAAATGGATTAGCTGTTTTACTTGTAGGATATAAATTCTTTTTAATACCATCTTCTCCAACACAAGATATAGAAACGTAGTTAACGTAATCTTGAGGTAGTATCATTTTTAATGTAGAAGGTAGTTTTATTTCTTGAACTTTAAAACATCTAAGAACATCGTATGATAATTCTTGTATAGCTCGCATACCATGAAATTGAACATCAGTTCTACTAACTTTAGATATTATTTTACCTTCACCAACGTGAATCACCATGAAAGCTTTTATTATATTTTCTAATGTTACAAACTGATAATCACCGTAATTAGCGGAGTTACTATCATTATAATATTGTTCTTGATTTTGAGTTAATAATCCCATAGTTAATCATTTTGTGATTGTTTTGTTTGAGCTCTATCTGTCATAGCTACCTCTACTAAACCTGGTTTTTGTAAAACTACACCTGCTAATTGTAATATTCTCATAACTAAATTTTCTTCTTCTGAAACATGTAATTGAAAGTCTGTAGTATATGTTGCGCTATTGTTGTGCAGTGCTCTACCATTTACTACTACATATCCCCAAACAGGTGTTGATGGTATAGAATAATAATGATAAGTTAAAGTTGTAGCTACAGTAGGTGTTGGATGTATTTCTATAGTACCAGAGTTTCTAACATATAGAGGTCTAGAACCTGTTGGAGCTAACAAAGGATTACCATTTATATTTATAATATCTCTTCTATCTACTTCATTTAAAAAAATTTCAGATCCATAACCTTCAACGCTTACGTCAGAACTATTTGTTTTCTTTATAGATATAGATTTTAAATGATATTGAGTTGCAGGAAAACTAGATGAATTAGTATCAGCTGCTATGTTTTCAGTTGAAGTAGCTAAAAACGGTCTTAGTTTTTCTTCTAACATTTCTAACTCATCACTATATTTAGAGTTGTTACTTGACTTATTATACGCTGTTTTAACATCGTGAAAATAACTATCAAATATTTCCATTTGAGCTTTATCAGCTAATAAAGCAAACTCTTGAGGTGTTATATAACCTCTTTGTTCTTTATTTGCTAAAGCTAAAACTTTTTGATATACTGTATCTATACTTACTGCCATTACTATTTATTATTATATGGAAACTTATTGTTAAGCCACTCTTTTCTATCATTACATCCACAATCTTTTTTACCTATAACTTCCATAGCCATTTGTGTTAAAGATTTTAAACCAGTAGCTTTTGTAAACTTTTCTATATCGTCGCCTAATCCTTTTGATTTCATAATAATATAGTTACATAATAAAGCGGAAGGTTAGCCTACAAATAAAAATAGCCACCCGTAATGAGTGGCTATTTAAATTAGTTAATTAATATTAATTAAACCTTTTTTCTATGTTTTGATATATTTCCATACCTTCATCAGTTTTAAACCAATGCGCTAACGCTGTGTATGGATGTTCATCAAAAGGAACTGTCATAACTTTTCTATCAGTAGATGACCAAACAAAATTTCTTTGATCAGATGATAATCTTAATATTCCTTCTTCAACAGCTTTAATACCAAAGTTTCTGAGTTGAACATTATCATCGCTTACAAGTTCAATAAACAGCTGTGGATTTTTTTTAGCAAATAATAATAAATCTCTTCTTAACTCTTTAGAACTTAAGCTAGATACTTCAGAACCTTTCTCAACTCTTAATATTGCTTCAGCCATGTCTATATCTAAATCTTTAGCTATAGATAATGCTTCAACTTCATATTCTAACCAATCTAGTTCACTAGCAGCTTCTTCGGCTGGTTTAAACTCGTGAAACATTTTATCTCTATCAGGGTGATACAATGATAGTAGTTTTTGTAAAGTTGTTTGTTCTTTAGGTACAAACAGACTACCACTTCTAAACACTACGTGCTCTAGTCTTTGATCACCTTTCATTTCATCAACAAAAACTGTTCTTTGGTTTTGACAATATTTAAGTTCTCTTTCGTAACCTTTTTCTTCATCAAACCAATATATATTAGAACTTCTTATAGACCTAGATAAAGGTTTTCTTTCCTTTTAAATAATAAACTCTATCTTTTATTTCCCAAGTATTTTTTGGTTTAGCTTTTATTTTAGGAGCTTCAACCTTTGGTTGTTCTTTTACAACAACCGTTTCTTCAACTAAAGGTTCTTCAACCTTAGTTACTTCTTTTTTCTTTGCCATAATATAATATAATAAAAATTAATAAAAAAATAGAGGCAGCACTTGGCTGCCCCTATAATAAATGATTTACTTCATTAACATAAAGTTGTTAGCACCTTGTGTTACTAAACATCTTTCAGTTAAAAAGTGAACCTGCATTGCGTCAAGAGCAGCTGTAGCAGCTCCAACAGAACCAGTAGTCCAAGACTTCATTCTTCGATCGTCAGTTTGAGAAGCTCTAAATCTAACGTGTAAGAAAGGTCTTTTTATACTTTGTCCTACTATTTGATCGTATACAGATGACATACCAGCTGGGATCATAACACCTCTAATAGCGTTAGAACCAGCAGCAGCGTTAATACCACCTCTTGTAGCTAAGTCATTTAAGTATCTAAAGTCAGACTTGTAGAAGTCGTAAGAACCTCTTCGGAAACCTGAGAAACCTAAATTTAAAGCCATATCTTCGTCGTTGTCAAATACTCCAAATGAAGTACCTCCAGCTCCGTAAGAATTAAGAGAAGCTAACATATCGTCAATTGCTAAACTAGTAGCACGATTAACGAACATCATATACTCTTCAATAGCACCTTGCTTGTCAAACTCAGCTAAAATAGCATCGAACTCAGCTAAATCAGTAGCTGGATTAACACCATTAACACCAGAAGTAAGATTACCTCTTGATTCAATAGCCGCGAATAAACCTTCTGTACCAGTTTCTTTAGTAGAAGCATCAGCTCCTGTACCACCTAATACGAAAGACTCTTCAGTAATGTCATTAGATTTACCACCTAATTCACCTTCTAGCATTGCCATTTCAATATAGTCAGTAAAACGAGCTCTTGTATCAGCTTCAGCTTTTAAATACCATAAGTAACCAGACTCACCCATTTCGTTTGAAACTTCAACCCAACCAATCCTAGAAACATCAGATCCTGATACTTCGTAGTAATCTTTCATTATAATTGGTTTGTTTCTAAAGCTTTTGAATGCAGGTTCGTTAGCACCTCTAGTAGTTGCAGTAGCATCACCAGCAGGATTAAAATAACTAACACCTTTGCCAAACTCAGATCCGTAAACTAAAATAGTTGTTGCAGTTCCTGAAGTTGTACCACTTAGAGCAGCCGCGCCATAAATAGCAACGTCAATTCTATCTGTAGCAACTTTAACTACAACACCTTTTTTAACTCCGTTTGTTGAATCAGCTATAATGATAGTATCATTAACTCTAACACCGTGATTACCTGAAGCGATATCAGTGTTACCATCAATATCTTGAATTATATCTATTTGAGAAGATGAATCTAAACCAGATGCAGTAGAGTGTACGTGTCCTTTATAAGAAAAGTGTAATCTACCTTGTTCTGACCAAACTACTTCATCAGCAGTCATTGATTCTTCTGCACCAACTTGTGATAAAAATCCAGATATTGTTCGAGGTCCAAAGACCTCTGCTTCTTGCTCCATCAAGTCTGGTACGTATTGTTGTGCCCAACCTTGATTAGCAGTAGAAGACAAATCTAAATAATTTGTAGATAGCAGTTGTTGCCCTGGAGCAGGAACGCTATTCAAATTAGGTCCATTTGTAATTGCCATAATATATTGTTTTTAAATTTTTAATTTCGTTTTTTAATCTTAAAAGATCTGTTTTTCATCTCAGAAGTTGATTGACCTAAAACTTTATACCTAACACCATCAACGTTTGTTTCGCCAAAAGTTTTTCTAGGACTTAAATCAATATTTTTGTCTTTAGCAATTTTTTCTTTTATAGCATCTGCTTTTCCTTGCTCATAAAAATGCTTAGCAATATTATCAGCATTCATAGCAGTGTATAAAGATTTATGATAACCAGCAGCATCTTCGATAGTAGTTCTATCTTTACCAACAAACTTGTTGATAAAATTATCTAAGTTACTCTGTGTTTCTCTTACTTTGTCGACATCTTTAACATTAAATCTAAATTTTTTATCTCCAACTTTATAATCAAAACCTTTGAAATTTTCGTTGAAAAGACTTTTAGTTTTATTTAAAAATGTTCTTTTGCTTTTTTCAGTTAACTTCTTTTGTTGTTCAGAATCTTTATTGTACCTATTAAAAAAATCAATAGCTTTTTGCTGCTCACTAGTGAGCTTACTTCCAGCTTTAATTTCTTTATAGTATTTAGACTTTTGCCTGTCTAAGTGGGCTCTAGCCTCGGCAACTTGCTCTTTGAGGGCTATCTTTTTTTTCTTTATATCTTTTGGATCTTCAGTTTCTTCATCGTAACTAAACTTTTCTTCTAATATAAAGTTTCTTTCTTCTGGTGATAAGTGAGACTTTGTAGTTCTATAATATTCATCAAGAACATCAGCATCGTCCATTTTATCTATATCTTTATTTAAATTAACATAGTCAACTAAATCACCGCCAGTTTCTTCCATAAAATCTACAACTTTTTGTATATTTTCTGGTAGTGGTTTACCTGTTGCTACAGCTTCTTCTATAGCTTCTTCAATTTCTTCTTCAGCTTCAATAACCTTTTCTTCAGTTAATTCTTGAATAATAGGTTTTACTTCTTCAGGTGTTTCAACCTTTTCTTCTTTTTTAGGTTCTTCATTAACAACAACAATCTCTTCTTCTTGTTCAACCTCTTCTTTTTTAACAGGTGGTTTATCTATATTAACTTTTGTTATATTGTCTTCAGGTTTTTTTACTTTAACCTTAGTTACATTATCTTTTTTAGTCTCTTCGACTTTTTTTGTTTCTTCTGCCATAATAAAATTTTATAAAATATTAAATATTAAAGACCAAACCTATCAAGACTTGCGTCTCCCGTAAGTATATCATTACCTGAAGACTCAAATTTATTAAGTGAATCAGCCCCTTTTCTTTGATCTATCATTTGTTTTTGATGCATAGCTTGTCTATCAACTCTTTCATCTTTTCTATCTTCACGTAAAGACTCTAACCTAGAAGCAGTTTCTTTTTCTTCACCTTTTAAATCAGTGTTTAATTTAAACTCTAACATCATTAACTCTTTTTTAATTTTAGCTTCATGCTCTAAAAACCTCATTTGTAAAGAGTTTTTAGTTCTTTCTAATCCAACTTCATTATCATATTTAGCTTGTGTTTTTTCAAGTTCTATTTTAGCAGCTTCTTGAGCAGCCATGTTAGTAGCTTGTGTTTGAGCTTGTATGTTTTGTTGTTGCATTATTTGATCACGCTCTTGCTTCTTTCTTCTTTTTATTTTTAAAAGTTGATTAGCTAGCTTTACGTTTTTAGTATCTCTTATATCTATAGCATCATCTAAGTCTATTAACTTTTGACTTAATGCCATTTGTATATTATTTTCTAATATAGCTTTTTCTTCTTCATCTGGCATTAATTCTATAAATATACCAAAGTCATATAAATGTAAGCTACCCATTTCAGTAAGCGTTGCTACATTGTGAGCACCTATAGCTCTTATAAAAGCGTCACGCGTTGGTGAATACTCTATTATATCTGATATTCTAAGTGATAAGCACTCTGCAGCTTCAGCAGTTAAAAATAACATTGACTGTAGTATGTGTCTTGTTGCTGTGTTTGAGTTAGCTGCTGCTAGCTTCTGTACACCAACTAAAGCGTTACGATCTGGAGTGCTAGCATCTCTTGCTTCATTTAATCCGGTTACATCACGTATCATTTGTAAATAATAATTATACGTTTGTATTAGAGCCTGTAACTTACCTCCATTAACACCGTTGTTTATTTGTTGTATTGGTACTTTACCTGGATTTTGATCACCGTCTGCTGTAAAGCTTCTACCAATAACACTACCAGTTTGGAAGAACATGTTTAAGGCTTCTTGTGGATTATAATTTGTACCATTACCTAAATCTATTTCAGCTAAACCATCTACATCTAAGTACACACCATCAGGTACCATACGAGACATAACTTGTTGTAACTTTAAATGTGTTAGCTGTATCATATCAGCAAAACCAGTTATTCTACCTACCAAACTTTCTATTCTACCTTCATACATACGAGGTGCTGTTATCTGGTAACTCATTTTAACTTTACTAAAATCAGAGTCTGATCTCATCATGTTAGGCATCATACGCCATCTTAAAAGCTTATTAGAACCTAATAAATAAACACCTTCAAACAAAGCTTCAACAGATCTTTCTAATTTACTAAAATCTCCTTCTTTATCTTCTGGTGGATTAAATGTATCGTCTTTTTCAATAACTTTTTCTAAACCAGCAGATGTTTTCTTTAATTTATAAACATCGTTCATATGTGTTTTAAAATTAAAATACAAAACGTGTACTTTGTTTTTATCTCTATGAGCTGATCTTCTAAGTGGATCTTGTCCTTTATCAACTATTTGTTTTATGTCTGGTTCAGTTAGTCCTGGAAACTCTTTTACAATTTCGTTTACTGGTAGCTCTTTTACTTCGCCAACATAGTATAAATCATCAAAGTATGGTGACTCTGTAAATGAATAAACTAAATTAGCTGGATCAACATATTTTATTTTAGCACCTTCACTAAAATCAAAAGTAGTTTTAGTAGCACTCATACCAAGAACAGTTAAGTCGTATAAACACCTTCTTCTAACTAAGTCGTAATCACTATTTTCCATTAAAACGTTTATAGCTTGTTCTTCTGCTAATTCAACAGCTTGTTTATAATTAAGCTGCATATGTAGTTTTAGTTCTTCTTCAGAGTCTGGTAAACTTTCTTTATCATTTTCATATAAGTTCATATTAAATTGTTGAGCAACCATATCGTTAAACTCTTTTGACCTTATATCTCTCAGTACAGACTGCATGTATTCAGTACGTTTACTAACACCATAGTCGTCTTGTGAAAAGCAATTTATTTCATATGATCTTTGTGCCATACCGTTTACAACTATATCTACAAACTTTGGTATAATAGGTACTGGCTTCCAGTCTAAGTTTAAATAAGATAAATCACCATTTATTGATAATTCGTTTTTATATTTTTGAACAGACTGTTCACCTCTTGCGTATAATCTAAGTTTGTGAAAACTATTTAGTGTGTGTTCAAATTTTGAGTTGTGACCGTTAAACCACTCATGTCTTATAGCTTGAGCAACTTTTAAACCATACTCATTACTAACTTTTTCAAAATCACTAACCGCTTGTGACGGAAAGTTTACGTGAGCGTACATTCCTTTCATACTTTTTTATTTATAATTCTAGATGATAATCCTTTATTATTATATTTTGTTATATTTAGGTTTAAAGCGGTTTTTTGTTTTTTAGGATTTGGTCTATACATATGTCTGTTACAAGCCATTATAGCTAAACCAGAACTTATAGATGCATCATGTCTAGTTCTTCTATTTATATCAAACTTAGACCAGTCGTTTAGTGTTTCATTGAAATACATATTACCATGAGTATTATCTTCTAATATACCTACATAATCGTTAATGTACATTTCAATAGCAGCTGCATGAGCTTGCTTTATATCTTCACTTGAGTTTGGTACTCCACCTATTTCTTTTTCAGTTGTTGATAACTTGTTAAATATTTTATCAGGTCTGTTCATACTAAATCCTCTATAACCTCTTCTTCGTAAATAATATAATAACCTTGGTTTATTATTTTCTGCAAGTAATGGCATACCGTAAAATACTAATGACATTAAAACGTCTTCAAAAAATATATCAGCTGTTTGTGGTCTTGCTATATATTCTAAAAAGAAAGTATTAGCTGGTGCGTTTTCCATTGAAAACTTAGTTAAGCCATGTAATGCGCCTTTTGATCCAGTACCATCAACTGTACCTGATATATCGTAAGAGTCACAACCAAAAGCGCCAACATGCTCGTTACCTGGATATCTGATGCCATTTTTTAATATAACATTATTTTGCATGTTGTTATCTGGAAACCAGCTTATTTTAAATCTACCATTAGGATCTGGATTAAAAACAACTCTTGTATCTTTTACACCGTTTGTCCATTGAAAATTACCAACACTCACTGCTGTTTCATGTCTATTACCTTCGTTGTAATCTATTTGTTCGTATATTTTAATTAAGTTAAATATACTATTTTTAGTTTCATCTCTAAACGCGTGCTCTTCAGTTCTAGGAAACTGACGATAAAATTCATTTAAAGCATCTTGATCGTCGCGTAAACCATCAGCTTCGTTTTCCCAGTGGTTTATAACACCGTAATCTATTTCTAGTCCTTGTGGATCAAGTGTGTGTTGTTCAGGATTAGTGAATACAGGTCGTCCGAATTCATCAATGAATCCTTCATAATTCCATTCCATAGGAATAAACAAAGAATATAATCCCGACTTAGTTTGTCCATTTCTGTTGCGCTTGGTAACATTTGAATCATTGTATAGTTTTTTAAAATTTTCACCACCTTTATCTAATGAATTACTAGTGCTACCCATCATACACTTACCAACAACTCTACTACCTAAACGCAAACAAGTTTTTGTAACTCTCCAGTTATTTTTTATATTATCAGGTCTTTCCCATTTACCACTTTCATCGTGAACTAATAAATTTAACTTCTCACCATCATAACTATTATCACCTGTATTTTTCCAGTCTATAGTTGTATCAAGACCTTGTACATCATCCATCTCTTCTCGTTCACGTATTTTTTTACGTGTAAACTTTTTAGCTGGTACTCTATATGCTAGCTCTGACTTTGGTCTGTCCATACCATCTTGTATAGGTTTAAAAAAGAAAGGGTAGTTTAAACTTATTGGTACTACCTTGTCTGTAAACATTTTCTTTGCATCAGCACCTGATTTAGATAATATACCAAATCTACTATCACTAGCGAGTGTAGCTAGATTAACTGTTTCAGCAGAACTCATAAACGAAAAACCTGATCGTCTATTTTTTAAATAACACATACCATAGCATCTAACATCTGCTTTGCAAGCTTCCCAAAACATAAAAAACAATTTATTTGCTTCTCTAAAATCTGGTGCACCTACGTCTATTTTACTCCATTGTAGATACATGTAATGTGAGCCTGTTATGTATGTTGGTTCACCTTTGTTCATAAACCAAAAACCTTCTTCTCTTCTTTTAAACTCTTCGTCTATATAACCGTAGTGTTCTTCTTTAAAATCAATAGAATAATCTTGCCAATCAAATACTGTTTTAATTTTTTTAAACTCAGGCTTAGCTGGAAACTGCTTCCATTTTTGCTCTGACTTTATTTTACTACAAGAATATATTTCTTTAGGTTGTTTAGGTAAAGCTATTTTTAAACCTTGTATTTCTATAACATCACCAATCATACCTGTTTTTGATATTACAACAACGTCATTTTCCTTGTTGTAACCATACTTCCACTTTTTAGATTTATTTAACCTTTTTAAAGTGTTTATTCGTATTGGCTCTATTATTTTATATAACGTTTGTTCGTACTTCATTTTGATCTACCTTCTGCAAAACCTTTAAATGTTGTTTGCTTTTTTTCTTCAGTTTTACCTTCTATTATATTTTCTTCTTCGTGTATGCGATTAAGTATTTCAAACGCATCGAATATAGCTAACTTCTTTGTAGCGGCAGCATTTTTTAATCTGTCAGCTGATATATCATCATCGCTATCAACTATAGGTTCTTTAGCAACTTTTATAAGTTCTTCAACGGCTTTGCGCCCAGCTTGGATTATATTCTTTTTCGTCTCCTTTATATTCATATTTAATTGTAATAAATTTATTTAAAACCCTATATAATCTTTCACCGTTTATAACAAATTCATATTCACTATTAGGTGTAAAGCCAACTAAAGTATCTATATCAAAAGTTCCGTCGTTATATTTTATAATACCTATAAGAGATCTTTCTGTTTCTTTAACAAACTTATCATTTGATACTATAGGTTTTACAAAACTATAACCAGGCATAGCAGACCAACTAGCTTTTTTATATAAGTATATTTGATCTTTTGATATTATATATTTGTCTTCTTTCCAATAAGATCTACTATTTTTTTCCCTACCTTTAACATCATGCCATCTTCTAAAAACATTATGATGTATTATAACTTCATCACCAACACTTATAGGTGTTTTGTATAAAAGTGGTATAGATATAATCTTTGCTAATCTATTTATGTATTGGTGATTAAATATCTCTGTATTTAATATTAGTTCTTTATTGTCTATTCGTTTAACATTATTATAACGCTCGCCAATAGGAGAAACAATAAAATCTTTATAACCATCCATTAGTATTCTAGGTTATACTCAACTGATATAGCCATATTTTTATTAAAGTCTTTCCAAGGTATAACTACTTTTTCTTTTTTAATATAAACACAGTATTTATCTTCTTCCTCTATTATATCACAAATTTTATGACCACCATAAACTTCTTGATTAACAGAGTAGTGCATCGAGTCGTTTTTATAATCTTTACCTATAGTAATTTTTCTTATAATATTATTTTTCATCTTTAGGCCAATTAATAGTTCCGTCTGTCAAGTTAATATCGTAACTACCATATTCTTTCAGCATCTTATCTTGTAGCAGAGAAACAGTATCATTGCCTAAAGCTATTTCGTGTAACAACTTATGCTTTTGAGTTTCTAATCTACCTATATTAAATTGAAGACTATTTATTTTATTTACCGCATCTAGTAATTGATCTAAATGCTCTTTTGATATTTTGTCAACTCTTGGTTTAAGGTCAACAACCTTTTCTTTTTTTGCCATAATTTAATTTAATTTAATTTGTTAATTTTATATAGAACCTGATAACATTACTTGTATCGGGTGTATGTTGTATAGAAATCTATCTACACTACTAACGCTAGCGCAGTTTTTAGTTAATACAATATTATTAGCATCAGTAACAGATCTAACTGTACCAATATCTAAATCGCTTTGATCGTTAATAACATCGCCAGGAGCAAAAGCTGTTAAAGCGGAAACAGTCTTAACTACTAACGCTGTTGTATTAGTAGCTGTTTCTGTACTAACTTGAGGCCCAGTCGTCCTAAAATCTGGATTACTTTTACTAATAGCAGCAATATATAAATCTCCACTGACAGGTATGTTTAATCCATGCTTTCCAGCTATATGTAAAGCTCCTAAATCATTATCATTAAAGTCTCCAGATGCAATTTCAACAATTCCTGTTAAATTATTTTTCCATTGAAAAGTAGTTACAGCACTATTAACAGTTCCTAAACTTGGAGGCGCTTGATCTACAGATATACCTCTTTCAACTTCTTTAATGTTACTACTTGCAAATAACAATTCTATACCAAAAGCTCCTACACTTCTTGATATTATTTGCGCGCCGTCAATTGAAGCACCTTTAAAACCTTCTACTTTATGCCAGTCAAACAATATGTCTGCGTCTCCAAACCTAGCAGCGAACTGTAAACTAGCAGGTATAGTAGGTAATACTTTTGTAAATGTTTTTTTATTAATCATTTTATTTTTTATTTATTTGTTCATTTTTTTTTGACGAACCTCCAAAGAAGAAGTCGACAACTGTATTAACCTTGGCACTCATAGCACCGAATATTGTTGAGATGAAACTAATTTCAAACTCACCTAAGTTTATTTCTTTAACTACAAAGACTTTAAACATCATAAAACTTAGTCCGAAGTACGCAGCAGTAAATAACGTTGCAAGTACTTTTTGAATAAACGCGTCGTCTTTGTACATATCTCTAGCGCTCTTTCTGTCTTCGACTTCTTTCGCAAAGGCTTCTTTCTCAGCTTCGAGTAATAAGCTCTTGAGCGCAAGCTTGGCTTCATCTCTTTCTTTGTCTGTTGTAATAACTTTATCAAGTATTCCTTCTGCATTATTAACTACTTTACTGAATAAACTACCAATTACATTTCCTATCATCGTTCATTATCTTTTATCATATCATCGATAGACTTATTCATTACCTTATCGGTGTATGATTTGTTATTAAAAAATACACTCTTTGCTGAAGTAGGTATATCTTCTTCACCTAAGAGTATTCTATATATTCTATTTATTAAGTGCGAACACTTAAAGGAGGTTTTGAATACAGAGTATTTGATGGTTGTTCTGTTTCTGTGTCGCCACGCTTCGATCCAACCATTCCTCCTTAATTTCTCCCAACGGTTCTTATCCCAACTCATTGTATATGTTCCGTCGATAAATTCTTGACGCGTAAATCTTTTTTTACAGTCTAAGTAAATTAGCAGTTCAAGATCAGCGTCAGTCAATCCGTAAGTTTTACAGGCCCATTTTCTAACGAGCCTGTAATACTTAAGAATTTGTAAGTCACGTAAATCATGACTAGCTAGTTTCATCTATTACGTAATAGCAGCAGCTACATTAATAGAGTGAACAGAAGCAATATTAGGATCAATAGTAACAGCTAATCTTGTACTGTCATCAAAATTTGTTGTTGCCATATCAGCAACAGTTATGATACCATCGCTTATACGCTGACCATTAATTGCTCTAGCAATAGATCGAACTACTTCTTTCATCGTGCCACTATTAATAGTAAGTGTAACATTGTCTGAAATAACGTTTTCGTTATCTGCTATGTTTCCAGCTTCATTGTTAACACTTCTAAAGAATATTTGAACTCTTGTTCCTAATGAAGGAATTACACCGGTTATTCTACTAACTGGTACAAAGATTGAATCATCTATTCCATCGTCATCATCGACGTCTGATCTTTTTCTAAAATAAAGATATTTTTCCATTTTTTTTTGTTTTAAAATTTTTTACTCAGTTAATAATATTATTGTGGATCTCCAACTGTTATAGCTGTGCAGTTATCGTCAGCAACGTAAGCGAATGGTCCAGTAATAGAAGGATGTATTTTAATTTCTTCTACAGCTTCATTAGCTAAATTAGTAGTAACATGATCAAATACAGTGATAAATCCATCAGTATATAATTGATTAGAATTAATAGCCTGTATAATCGTTTCTATAATTTCTTTTTGAGTATGCCTAGCACACTCTATACCTACAGAATCAGTAAGAGTCTGTTCACTTGTTGCACCAGCTCGCAAAGCAGGTTGATTTCTAACACTTTCAAATTGTATTAAAATTCCACTATCAGTGTTTGGTGATATAGATATAATCTTGCTAGTTGGTATCATTAAAGAAGTTGGATGATCAGTGTCAGTGCTTTTTGCAGTACCGTCATCATTATCAACATCAGCAACAACTCTAAAATATAAAAATTTTTCCATTGTGTTTTTATTTTTATGATTAATAATTAATTTATGATTTTTTTGTTTATTGTTTTTGGTTTATAGTTTGTGTTTAATCTACTTTAATAGATATTACACGTTTTTACTAAATAGTAATTATTCTACTATAACTATATCCCTAGCACGTATAACTCTATACATAGTATCATTATAAGCTATATCGTGTCCAGCAACAGCATCGTAATAAACACTATCACCTTTTTTAACAATAGGTACATCATTACCTACAGATATAATGTTTGCTTTTTTATATCTATTTGTTTCATCTGTTTCATCAGTTAATATAAGGCCACCAACTTTCTTTGGCCCTTCTTTTATTATATCAACTATTACGTAATCGTTAACTGCTTGCATTTTCTATTCTTATGTTTGATATTACACAATCTGCTGACATTACTGTTAACGCTACACTTACAGCATTTTTAAGTGCGGACTTAGTTACAAGCACTGGATCAATAATACCTTCGTTAATCATATTAACAAAGCCACCTGTTATAACATTGCAGCCACAACCATCTTGCATCTGTTCACCTACTTTAATACCAGCGTTGTCTAATATAGTTTCATAAGGTGACGATAGTGCATTAAGCAATACTTTACCAGCGTTATTAGCTATAATCTTTTGGCTAGCGTTTAATAGTGCTACGCCACCACCTGGTACTATACCTTCTTGTAGTGCAGCTCTTGTAGCATATATAGCATCTTCAACACGATCTTTCTTTTCTTTAAGTTCAACCTTAGAGTTTGCCCCTACTTTAATTATACCTACGCTACCTGACAACATAGCAAGTCTATCTTCTAGTTTCTTTTTAATAAAACCATTTGACTCTTTAGCTAGCTTACTAGTTAACTCATCTATTCTATTTTCAATATCATTAGTCATACCTTCAATTGTTAGAACTGTATGTTTATTGTCTGTAACAGCAAAATCAGCTTCACCTAAGTGTTCAGGTTTCATTAAGTCTAAATCATCTCCTAACTCTTCGTTAAGCACTGTAGCACCTGTTAGTATAGCTAGATCTTCTGTAGCATCTTTTTTAGTAGGACCAAAGCCTGGTAAATCAATAATGTTTACTTTAATATTACCCTTTACCTTATTCATCATAAGCGCGGCTTTAACAGGTTGTGCTACTGGCGCTATAACTAATAAAGCCCTATTGTTTTTGATAACATGTTCTAGTATGTTTTGTATTTTACGCACGTTAGGTATTTCAGATGAACATATAAACACTAAAGGATTATCTAGTTCACAAGCTTGCTTTTCATTATTAGTAACAAAATGCGGTGAAGTAAGCCCACACTCTACTTTAACACCATCTACGATGTCAACATATGTTTCATCTGACTCGCTTTCTTCCATAAGTACAACACCTTGCTTACCAACTTTTTCATAAGCTTCTGCTATAATAGCACCTAGCTTTTCATCGTTATTACAAGATATAGCACTAACAGACTTTAACATATCACCTTCAACGTCAGTAGCTATATCATTTAAATAACTAATAACCTCGTCTAGCGTTTTGTTTACTCCATCTTTTATTTCTCTGATTGTAAGACCATCTGCGACCGCAGC